ACTTGCCACGACCTCGTCGAGGACGGCCGTCGCCGCCACGATCTCGTCGTGCAGACTGTCGACACCCTTCGTTCCCAGGGTGCGCGTGTTGATCCCGGCGCCCAGCAGCACCGGGGAGACTTCCTTAATCCGGATGTAGTCCAGGAAGTTCGCGGGCTCCCCGCCGAACTCCCCGTAGTGGCTCTTCACGTCATGCAGCGAGTACGACCACTCCTGCTGCTCGCCGAGCTCCTTCACGACCTCGAACGTGTCCCGGCCGTGGGCGGTGTTCATGAAGAACGCGCCCTCCAGGATCGCCTCGGTGTCGGTCGTCCGGATGATGCCCTTCCCAGCCGGCAACGCCCCGTAGTGGGAGCGGTGGCCATAGGCCGAGATCACCACCTGGGCGCCGTCGCTGATCGCGCCCGGCAGCGTCACGTCCCCGTCGTGGTCCTTGACGTTGAACGTCGAGAACACGGCCGAGACCTCGCCCTTGTCGGCGGCCTTGACGGTCAGGCCGGTGAAGGTCTTCTGCATGGTCACCCTCCTGCGGGTGGTGTCGGGGCCGTGGAACCGGGGGCCTGGAGCTGGACGGAGAACAGTCCGGAGTGCTCGAGCGCGGACAGGTTGCCCGTCTGGAGGTACTCCACAACCGAGTCGGGCGTGTAGCCGGCGTCGGTGAGCTGCCGGGCCGTGATGGCCTGCTTCTCCTGGATCGCGGCGACGTCGGTGGTGTCGTCGCGGAGGAACGCGACCTCACGGTCGTCGTAGGTCAGGAACGTCCCTGCCCCGGGGTTGGTCAGCACGGTCTCCAGCGACGCCGCGGCTGTACGCCACAGCGGCCGGATCGTCTTGTCGCCGGTGAGCCGGACCGCGGCCTTGAAGTTCCCGGCGTTCAGCGCCGACCCCTGGAGGCCCTCTGACAGTCCGACGATCACCGGGTGGATCCCGGCGGCCGACGCGATCCGGGTCTCCCCGGCGCCCTGGGTGGCCTTGAAGTCGAGTTGCTTCATGTCCGCGCCACGCAGTGTCACGTCCGACCCGCCACCGAGGAAGAGGGTCTTGTAGGCCATGTCGACGCCCTCGGTCTGGGCCTTGAACTTCGCTACGAACTCCTCGTAGTCGTCCGGGCTGACGTCCTTGTCGAGGGTCACGACCGTCGAGATCGACGCGCCGTTCTCGAAGAACTTCTTCTTGTGCTTCGTGGCGGCCTTGTCGGCCTCGACCTCACGCAGGACCGGCGTCAGCCATGACATGCCACGGAACCGTGCCTCAGGGTCAGGGATCGGGGCGTGGTGGACGACCTCGTTCGGAAGCAGCAGCACCGACTCCGCGGTCTGGCCGCCAGCCGGCGGGGGCTTGTAGAGGTATGCGACGACCTTCGCGTCGATCGCGTTCGGGTGCCCAGACTTGCTCCCGATGACGATGGTCACCCAGTCCGGCCGCATCCGCGACAGCCGCATCGACGAGCCCTTCGCACGCCGCCCGGCGTTGCCGTCGTCGTCGACCATCGTCGCGTAGAAGTTCCCCGCGCCCGTCGCGTCCTGGTCCATCCGCTGAAGCAGATCCCCGGTCGTCCCGTTCGGCCAGGGCCGCTCCAAGACCCCCAGCGCCTCGTTGGTGAACAGGGGCTTCGATCGGCCGTTCACGTACTGCCGCCAGGCGAACCGCGCTTCAGAGAACAGGAACTGCCGCGACACCGCACACGCGAAGACGACGCCGTTGTCCTTGTAGGCCTGCCGAACGTAGCCCTCGAAGTCGTTCCCGATCTTCTCCTTGTCGGGCATCAGACCGGACCAGGATGCCAGGTCGCTCGATGCCCAGAACGGGGGCTGCGTGAACGCCTTTTGGCCGACGAGCCGCGCTGACCAGCGCATCAGTCAGCCTCCACCAGGAACAGGGCGCCGATCGCCGCGACGAGCACCCCACCGACGATCTTCGCGGCCGGGACTGACCAGCCGGCCACACCGTCGACGATCGCGGCGGCCGCGGCGAGCAAGATGATGGCGAGCGCCACTTCACGCAGGATGTGCATGGCGTTCTCGCTTTCAGATGAAGGTTGCTTGCGGCTTGCGGCGCTTCTGTGGCCGGACGGCTCCCCAGAGGGCGAGGGTGGCGGCGACGATCCCGTCGATGTCGCCGGAGGAGACCCGGTGTCCCCACACGCGTCGGGCGTCGCCGACGGGCCGCCATCGGGCGGCCTCGACGTGTTCGGTCAGGGTCGGGTTGTTGGGGTGGATGATCCGCTGGTCGCGGACCCGGTCGAAGATGTCGGAGCAGGCGGCCACGTAGTCGTCGAGCTTCACCTCGACGACGGTTCCGCCGGCGGCGCGGATCGCTTCGGCGACCTTCTTGCCGGTGTTGGATCCGGTGTCGACCATGACGGGGATCTTGTGTTCGCGGCTGATGCGGGCGGCCTCGGGGGCGAGCCACTCCGTGCCCTCGCGACGTTGGTTCAGCGTGATGAGGGGAGTGTCGTCGACCAGGCCGACCACGCCGATGGAGGCGTACTCCCTGTCGCGGGAGATCCCGACGCCGATCGCGAGCGGGGTCGGGAGGTCCTTGATGGTCTGCCCGCACGCCGCCCAGTTGCCGAGCGCGGTCTCTTCACCCTCGCGGGGTTTGCGCTGCCACTGGTTGAGGTAGGCGCGGCGGAAGTCGGCGAGCTTGTTCTCGCGGACGGCCTTGTCGTAGACGCCCTGGATCGTCTTGATGCTGACGGTGTGCTGCTTGCAGCCAGGCAGGCAGTCGGGTCGGTGGAGCGCCGGCATGCATGCCAGCCATGTCGCGACAGCGCCCGGGTCGGCATCCTCGGGGGCCGACCACTCGAAGTAGGCGGTGCCGTGCCGGACACCCTGCTGGACTAGCTTCCGCCCGGTCTGGACCTTGATCAGCAGGTACGGTGACCCGTCTTCCCAGCCGGCGGTGGAAACAGCGCCGAGCTGGTGGTTCGCGCGGGTCTGCATCGCGGGCTCGAAGGCCTGCTCCATGCGGTTGTCCTGCTGGGAGAACGCCTCGTCGACGTAGGCCTCGTCGAGGGTGTCGCCGTGGCCGGCCTTCTCCGTGACGGCCTCGACAGCGAAGAGCGACCCGTTCGGGTAGCGGATGTCGACGTTGACGTTTCCGGTGCGGACCTTGGCCTTGATCTTCCGGGCGCCGAAGGCGATCGCGCGGGCGTAGTCGCGCTCGAACTTGTTGGTCGCCTTCAGCTTCGTTTGCGCGGCGTAGGCGATGGTCTGGTTGGGCCCGAAGAACTTCGTGGCCAGGCACCGGTGCGACGCCTTCGCGAGGATGAACACGGACTTCCCGGACTGCCGGGGAACCGTGAGAGTCCAGTCGGTGTAGGCGAGCTCGCCGGTGTCGGGGTCGATCTCGAGGAGGACGTTCGCGACGTGCTGCTGCCACTCCATGAGGGGCTTGCCGAGCATCGCGGCGACCATGCCGACCGCGGGTCCCAAGGTCGCGCGCTCGAGACTGCGGGGCGTCCCGAACCGGGGCGGGCAGGAGAGGGTGGCGACGACGTCGACGCTCACCGGCTTACTCCGTTTCGCCTCCCTCGGGCAGGGACAGCTCGGAGCCCAGGTCGTCCCCGCCGACCCCCATCCCGGCGAGCTCGACGAGGTTCATGCGCAACTCGCGGTTGAGGGCTGCGCGCATCATCTCGGGACCCGAGTCGATCCCCTGCGCGAGCGCGTACGACATGGCCGCGATCGCCTCGCCCATCGGGTGAGCGGTGACGAGGGCCGCGACGTCGGCGCGAACCTTCGCCTCGACCGGTCCAGGCTGCGGCACGTTGGGCTTGGTGTTGACCGTTTTGCGCGTCCGCCGCGCCGGCGCGCGCTTCGCGGGCGCCGCCTTCTTGGCTGGCGCGGCCTTGCGTGTCGTCCTGGCAGCGCCCCCCCGGGTCGGCTGCTGGGGTTTTTTGTCGACTGCTGGGGTCCGTCGTTGTTGTGTCGTCACGATGACCCCCTACCCCCCTCATAGCGACCACCAGCGCACACCGTTGCGTGCCTCGTTGCCGCGCTTGCCGCCCTCGCTTGAGTTGCATCGCTCGTGCGCTGGCCCAAGGAATCCCTCGTCACCGCGGTCGTGCGCCAGGTGCCATGGTGAACCAGGAGGGATCCACCTGGTCTTGCCGTCACGCTCTTCGAGGCAGATGGTCTCAGCGCACCAGCCGTCACCGTTGTCGACGATGGGGCGGAGCCGCTTCCTCTCGGCCGCGTACTCGGGTGTCCGGTGCTTGGCGCTGACCATCAGTCAGGGCCTCGTCACGCACTGAAGCCGGAGCGCATGTTCACGCCCCAGCCTCAGTGACAACGCTAGCACGATCACGCATCGCAACTGCGGAGGCGACGTCGTACAGTTGCCTGCCCTGTTCGTCCTTCCCTCGCTTGGCTACCTGCTCCCTCTCGGCCCACTTCCTCAGGGCCCCTGGCTTGATGCGGTAGGTGTCGAGCATCTGTGAGGCGGTGAGACGGTCGGCGTGCTCGAGGTACCTGGTGCCGACACGGAGTCGGTAGTCGGCTTCGCTCCACCAGCTGTCGCACTCGGGGCAGGCCCACCTGTCACTGGCTCCGGTGGGGTCCTCGTCGACGTAGTGCTTGACGAGGGGTGGGCCTGAGCCGAAGTCGGTGGAGCACTCGGGACAGGGTGCGCCCTTCTCGGGTGTGCGTGAGTCGTGGAGTACGGCATCGAGGTGGGCGCGACACGTGGCGATCTCGGCAGCGAACAGGGCGAAGTCCTGGTCTGGATCGTTGGCGAACCTGTAGAGGAAGCGCCCATCGTCGTGAGCGAAGAAGGACGCGGCCCCCGAGATGGTGACCTTGCGTGTGTCTCGCAGGCCGTAGTCCTCTTCGAGCATCATCTGCCAGCGACCGAGGACGCCGTAGGGATGCCACGGGTCGTCGTCCTCGAGGCTAGCCAGGGGGACGTCGAGGGTGCGTGCCATGTAGACCTTGCGTGTCACCCAAGTCACTGGGTCTGCTGCTGGGCCGGCGAGGTAGGCGGCCTCACTGTTGACGCCACGATGCTCAGCCTCAGAGGGCATGAGGGCTGCGAGGGTGACGATCGCGGTCAGGTCGCGTCGAGTACGACCCAGGCACACCGGGCACGTCAGCTCGGTGGGGGCTACCTCGCGGCCACAGGAGGCGCGGGCGGTGCAGACGTGGCTCACGTGGTCTCCCTGTAGTGGCCGTCGGGGGTGAGGTAGACGTCGTCTCCGAAGAAGAGACGAACGGGGACAGTGGCCGGGTCGGTGGGCCGCGCCTCATGATGCGGTCCTCATGGCCCGGTCCTTCTCACGGCGGCCGTTCCAGCCGGTCAGCTGCTCGAGGGTGACGAGGGGGCGGCCGGAGTCGAGCCACCGGCGGACGATCTCTGCACGCTCGGCCGTGTTCGCGGGCAGCCGCTCGCCCGCGAGGACCCGGTGCACCACGGCCTCGTCGACGTCGACATCCGGCACGTCAGGTGCGGGCGGTTCGGGGTCTCGGTCGATGTCGTCCCACGCCAACGGGGGCAGCCACCCGTTCTTCTTCGCTACCGTGCGGGCGTAGGACCGGCGCCACTTCCCCTTCCCGGTCGTCTCCGGGGGTGGGGTCATGCACAGCCGGTCGAAGACCCGTCGGACGTGGTCGGCGGTGTCACGTCGAACGATGCCTTCGCGGTGGGTCCACTTCTGCACCATGTCCCAGGAGGTGTCACACTCGGCTGCGATCTCGCCGAGGGTGTAGCCCATAGCCACGAGCGCTTGGAGGCGCCGGGCGGTCCCGGCTGCTGGCAGGGTGCGCGGCCGGCCACGGAGCCGGTCGAACCTGGCGCCCTTCTCGTAGCGGCAGG